AGTCCCTCGCCTTGATGGTCATGGGGTTGACGTGGCTGAACTGGGTGACGAGGGTCCCGTGGTCCTCGATCTCCAGGTCGACCCCATGGATCGCGTTCAGCTCCCGCAGGAGGTTCTCTGGACCTCGAGTCAGCCAGACGCTCAGCAGACCCCTGATGACGAACCCCTTGACTGCCATCTAGCTCTCCCTGATCCACCTGATGGAGTGGTCGATCTCTGCCAGCCTAGCCAGGATCGGAGCACATCCCGGCTGCGGGTCCAGGACGCCGGGGTCGAACTTCCCGTCGGCCACGTACTTCCCCGGGCGCTGGACCGAGGTGCCTCCCCACACGTACGGGGACGGCAGGCCGCGGTTACTGTAGCCTGCCCCGTTGAAGAGCTCGCAGTAGTAGAGCTCCTTCTCGAGCCGCCAGTCCTTCACGCTGGTCAGGCCGTCGATCTTCAGGGCATCCACCGCACCATCCTCGAACGACGAGAACGGTCCACGCCCCCTAGGCACGATGGTGGTCTTCCTGCTCAGGGGCTGACCGTTCCCCAGGTACGTCCTGAAGTCAGCGTTGCTCTCCCGCAGGTGCAGGACGGCGATCAGGTGCCACGGGACGCCAGTCTTTGCCTCGATGGCTGCGTACCTAGGCTTGTTGGCGTACAGCCGGGCGGCCAGGTGGTCGAACTCAGCCAGCCGAGCTGGCTTGATCTTCATCCCGTCCCACTGCCTGGCGTACTCCGGCCACTTAGTCCCGTATCGCATGCGGTCCCTCCAGCACCAGGTGGAACACCCCGTAGAGGACGACTACCCAGAAGACTACCCACAAGATGCTCATCCCCCCGGCCCCCACAAGAACGCTACAGTCAGCCCGCCGATGGTCAGGACCAGGAGGACGCCGATCGGCAGCCACCACCAGCTGGACTGTGGCTGCGGCTTCCAGAGGTCCTGGAGGTCGTCTAGCGGTGCCTCGGGGTTCACAGCGGCCATGACTCCTTAGCTACCCAACCGACCCGGATCAGCGGGTGCGGGTCCACGATCACTACCGTCTTCAGGCTGACCTTGCGGACCCCCCAGTAGTCCCTGACGGTGACAGTCCCGTCCTTGTTGTCTCGCAGGACTGGAGCTACGTGCGACCTGTCCTTCCAGACTGCCGCCGTCCCCAGGACCGGGATGCTGCGCCTGAGCCCAAGCCAGTCACCAGCGAGCCACCAGTTGACCCCCTCCCTGACGTGGTCGAGGAAGCCCCTGGTGCTGTACTCGGTCCAGCAGCCACAGGGGCCACCCATCGACGCAGCAACCTTGCACGGTGCCGGGAGGACCACTCGCGCACCAGCCACACGCCGACCAACATGCTTGACACGGCGAGAAGCATACCGATGAACATGGTGACGGTGACGTACAGCAAGGTAGCGGCCATAGTGGTGTCCCTGATGGTAGAAGCCGCGGTGGCGCAGCTGGTGAGCACCAGCGGGCGACTGCGAGGTTACCAGCGATAGCATGACTGAAGCAAGTACGACGAGACCCCTCATCACTAACCCCTCCAAGTTTTGACATAGTGACGCTCTAGCTCTAGCTCGTCCTCCTCTTTCCCCTCCCCTAACCTGGGGGCCTAGCCTGACTGAGTTCCGCGGATGTCTCCGTTGGGCGAGTTCCCGCCTGCGAAGGTCACGAACGAGACCCCGTCGATAGCCTTGCCCTTTGAACCACCGCCGCCAGCAGCACCGGAGCCAGCACCGGCGCCAGCTGATCCCGAAGAGCCGTTCAGCCCTGGACCTCCTCCAGCGCCACCAGGTCCCACAGCACCTAAAGCCGAACCTCCTGCTCCTCCTGCAGTCGACGTCCCGGCAGAACCGCTAGTTGCGTTGCTGCCGGAAGAACCATTGCTGTGGACGCCACCCGCTCCTCCGCTCGTCCCGGAACCACCCCCGCCGCCAGCGACGCCGTAGAAGGTCTGCCCCCCGATGACAGGCCCGTTGCCGCCGTTGCCCCCTCCGCCACCGCCACCAGCCCATATCTGGCCGCTGATGTTGTTGAGGGTGAAGGCCTGGGTTGCCTTCAGCGCTGTTCCGCCGGTGCTTCCCGCCCCGCCAGCCCCACCAGTGAGAGCAGCACCGTTGCCGCCAGCGCCACCCTTGCCCTGTATCCGCCCGTTGTTGATGATCAGGACGGTCACGCCGGCAGGCCAGGTCCCGACGTTGAAGGCTGGCCTGCTGCTGCTCGTGCTGGCCGACCCGATGATTACCCCAGCATTGATGGTGCAGATGACCGCGACCCCAGAAGCAGGGACGCCATACAGGGCATCGTGGGTCGTCCTCAGGTTCACCTCGTTGACGTTCGAGTCGAAGATGATGTCATGCTCGTTCGGGGACGCTCCGCCAGTTGCGAACGAGTTCTCTGAGATCTCCTCCAGCTCTACCTCGAAGACATCAGCCTTCGGGTTCACGCTGGTGACCTGAGCAGCAACCATGGCTGCTCCTCCGCCTACGTCCTGGATCGGCCAGCCCTCGACCTGGTGACCGACCCCGAGGACGGGATCGTCGATGGACCCCCGCAGGACGCTGAGCGAGATCTTCCTCGGTGGGTCCCTGAACCGAGCCAGCAGGACCGTCCCGAGGTTATCAGCAACTGACCGGCCGCCGTCAGGTATCCAGCGGGAGAAGATCTTCTTGATGACTGGAGTACCGTAGTCAGCCTCGGCCGCATCATCCACTACGTATGACGTGGAGCGGTAGTTCGTCAGCTGGTCCTGCTCGACCAGGGCGTTGAGCTTGGCAAAGTAGGTGTAGACCCTGGTCAGCCGCTTCTCCGGCTGCTCCTCGATGCGCAGGGTCCCCGCCATGTAGTTGTCCCCGCTGATGACGTCAGCGTCCGTGGGGATCGGCCGCAGGACCTGGAGGTTGACTCGCTGCCCGATGTCGTCCCACCAGATGATCAGACCGACCTGCTCGATCAGCTCGGAGATCAGGTCAGCCACCGAGGTTGGCTCTGCTATGGTGGCCGTGTAGAGGGTGTTCAGGTACGCGTTGACTTCCGCCTGCCAGCTAGCGAGGCTGATGTACTCGGTGGGTACGTCCGCGTAGTTGACCAGCAGGTCCCTGATGATGGTCGCCGGGTCCGAGGAGGTATACTGCAGGACCAGCTGGACCCTCTCCTGCGCGTTGTGGGCGACTGCGGTAGTGTTCTTCTGCGCCCTGGTCAGCGTCAGGACGTCCCCCGAGGTTGGCACCCCCCGAGTGAAGGAGCAGATCTCCGTACCACCGATGGCTACCAGACCGCTCGCGGGGTACTCGGAGTCACCAATTCCGGTCGGGGACAGGGTAGCAGTGGTGGCGACGTTAGTTATGCCAGCGACCAGGTAGCCGTTCGACGGGACGGGAGCCTGCGCCCGGTCGCCATCGGCAAACTTCAGGACGTCCTTGGCCTTGATGTTGAACTGACCACTGCCGTTCGGCCCGTCGGTGCTCTCTATGACGTAGTGGTGGGTCTCCATGTGCTCCAGGGTGTCCCCGAGCTCCCCGTACAGGACCCGCATCGGGTAGCCCCTGAGCTTCACCCCGTACCTGGCCCTGAACTTGCCCCAGAAGCTGCCGCTGTCGAAGGGCTCCCCGTCGAACGAGTGCCTGTGGTCCCTGAAGCTGGCAGTCGCGGTCGCCCTGGTCCCGAGGTTCTCCCCCAGGGACAGGGTGGCAGGGTCGATGGTCACCTCGGTGATGCTCGGGATGGCGTCGATGTCAGGCGGCAGGTAGCCTGTGTCTACTGCGAACCTGAAGGTGTCGAGGTTGGCGAACGCCCGGTCGGGTGGGATGAAGTCCTCGGTCCGGGTCGCTACCCCGATCGTCCAGCGAAACTCGTCGATCCTCCCGTTCATTGGCTCGAAGGTGAAGTCCCCGAGGTTGCCTATACCTATCTTAGCTGTGCTAGTGTTCTGGGAGTAACTTGCCCCCATGTCGAGAGACTGCGCTAGGTGCCCGTCCTTGAAGATCATCAGGACGTTACCCTGCCTGGAGATCGCTATATGGAACCACGACCCACCGACGACTCCAGTAGCCTCGACTGCGAAGCCGCCAGTACCGATAGCGAAGGCGTACCCAAAGACGTCACCTGTAGTCCTGTATGTGTACCAGGCTGTGTTAGTGCTGTTCCCACCTGAAGCATCGCACTGCCCAATCGTGAAGTGCTCAGTCCCGGAAGTAGCAAACTTGATCCAGAACTCGATCGTGAAATCCCGAGTACCCGCACTAACGTCAGAGATGGAAGTAGTCGTGAGCCAGTCTCCAGTCCCGTCGAGCAGGAGCGACCCACCACCGAAGACAGAGTCAGAGGTGCTGATCTGAGCGTTGCCAGCTGCCGTCCAGGTCCGCGATGGTCTGTACTGGTCCACGAAGTCCGTATCGAAGTGGAGCAGGGAGACATAAGCTAGTCTCTCCTTGCCGACCCAGACAGTCTGACTGCCACTACCAGCCTTCTCAGGAGTGAAGTTGCCCGTCCGCCTGGCGTACTTGTGGATGGTGAACTCGTCGATCCAGCCGACATACGGCGTGGTCGGGTCGTCCCCGTCCCACCCTATCGCGAGCGCGCCGGACGAAGTATTCACTGCACCAGTGAAAGTCGCTGATGCCTCCATGACGCCATCAACGAACAGCATCAAGACGTCCCCGAACCGGACGAAGGAGACGTGGTGCCACCTGCTCTCGGTCGACTGGAAGACAGTCGTCCCCGTGAGCAAGGTCTGGGTCGTATCCTGGTGGACCTTAGCTGTGACCGGACCTGGGACGGTCCCAAAGTCTATGTTGAAGACTCTGGTCGCATTAGTACCACCACTGATCCGCTGGCCACAGATGTTCCCACCAGTCGGTGTGTTCCCGTTCCAGAAGTAGAACTCGATCGTGAAGTCGTCAGATCCAAGCTCAAACTCGGTAGCAGCTGGCGTCCATATCCTGCCACCGGCGGGGGAACCAGTCGTCAGGTCCAGGTCCCCCAGGCCAAGAGCACCACCCGACGAGTCCGCTAGGACCGTCCCCTCGGCGGTCCACGTGTGCGAGTACCCCCCCGTGTTCTTGTCGGCCGACCTGCTACCCTGCTCGAACGACAAGCTGACGACGGACGGTGCCCACGGCGGGACGTCTATCTCGACATAGGTGAGGGCCTTCGTCACAGCAGATCAGCCCTGACTTGCCCCAGCTGCTCTAGCTCGGCCTGCTGCTGCTCCGCCTCCTGTCTCTGCTGCATCTGGTCCTGGACCTGCTGCTGCATCTCCTGATCCCCAGCAACTAGGGCAGCCATTATGGCCACGATGTCTTGAAAAGACTGACTGAGCTCGATCGGAGGAAGCTCAGGAGGGACTTCGGGTTCAGCACCAGGTCTAGGCATCACGCTATCCCGTTCATCTCGAGGGTCAGGGCCACCCGCAGGGTGTCGGGAGACACCTCCGGCTGCGGGTTGGAGGTCAGCCAGGCGAACCCGGTCTCCAGGGGGTAGGCAGACGGAGCCCAGGCCCAGAAGAATGGTGCCTCCTGCGCCGCGTCCAGGAACGGGTCCACGTAGGTCCGGAAGAAGGTCGGCGTGAAGCCGAAGAACTCAGCCTTGCTCTGCCTGCTCTCCGACAGGACGATCCGCCCCAAGAAGTTGCCGCTCTCGGACATGCCGTTGACAATCGAAGTCTTCCTCCCGTAGGTGATCGGCACGTGAGCGACGTCAACCTTGATGCCACGCTCCAGGATCAGGAGCTTGCCGCAGTAGAGGACGGCGATCTCGGGAGCATCCCCACCATCCACGTTCGACAAGTCAAGAGTAACCCTGATGGTAGTGTAAGCAGACGGCGCGAAGCGAAAGATGGTCGGCTCGTCGTCCGTCAGGAGAGTGCTGGTGACAAGCGTGACTGCCGGCGACACCCCCACATTCTGGATGGTCACAGGTATCTGCTGGCTGCCCAGGTTGTGCCCAGCGATGGCGACGTAGTCGATGATCCCGCTGCCATTCCCAGTGATGTCGATAACCTCGTTACCAGTGTTCACTCCTCCCCTCCAGGAGGTGTGAGTCGCTGGGTTCGCCACGTTAGTGATCGGGTGCAAGGCGTCGCTGTCCTCGGTCGAGGAGGTGATAGTGGTCACGGTCACCTGGTTGTCGTATCCAATCAGGGGTGTCCCCGCAGGGCTGTCGGTAGCTGCGCCGCTCCCGTTGACCAGTGCCATCATTGAGCTCCTAGCTCGCTATCTTGAGGCGGTAACCATCCCTGTGTCCCTGGTTCAGGGCATCCACCAGGCCCCTGAGCATCTTGCCAGTGAAGAAGTCCTCCGCCCCGACGCCGGACAGGTTGATGTCTACCGCACCGGACTGCTGCCCGGTCCTCCTGACGTCCACCATCTCCCCCGGGGTCAGGGCCAGGTTGACCATCTGCGTGTCGGTGAACCCGCGACCACCGCCGACCGTGAAGCTACCACCAGAAGCGAACGGGGTCGCCGAGATCTTGGCGACGTTGGCCAGGCCAGCAGCGACGGCAGCCGCTGCGGCCACGGCTGCCAGGATCGGACCACCGATCAGGACCGTGTTGGCATAGGCATTGTTGGCTGCCAGGTAGGTGGACGCTATGGCCTGGCCGATGGCAAACGCCTTGGCGATCCCGGCGTACTGCTTGTTGACGGCCGCCAGGTCCCTGAACGCGTTGGCCATGTCCCCGACGATCGACACTGCAGCCTGAGCGTAGGCCGCCTGCAGCTGGGCGGCGGCCTTCATCCCGACCAGGGCCATCTTCTCCTGGCCCAGCGCCCCCTGCGTCAGGAGGGCCACGTTCTTCTGGAGCTCGAGGTTGTAGGCCTCCCACGGTGACAGGTTCTGCAGGAGGATCTGCTGCCCCTGGAGCGCCAGAGCGTACTGACCAGCAGTGACCTGGAGGTCGCCGAGCTGCTTCTGCTGCTTGGCATCTATCGTCAAGTGCTCGTTCTTGGCGACTGCCAGAGCCTCGAGCCGGATCTTCAGGGCCGCCGCAGCGTCGGCACTCAGCCCGAACCCGAGCACCTCGGCCTGCTGCGCCGCCACCGCCTTGTTGGCAGACTCGATGAAGTGGTCGATCGCGTCCTTGGTCTTGAGGACCGGCGCGTCAGCCTTGATCTGCCCGGCGAACTGGTTGAAGCTGCCTATGGCGTTGCCAGCGAAGGTGAACGACTGGCCGAGCCCCAGGACGCTCTTGGCGGTATCGACGGCCTGCTGCCCTGCGCTCTTGAGGTTGTCAGTGTACTGCTGGAAGAGTTCCGGCAGCTTGGCGAAGTCCCCGGTAGCGATCGCGTAGGCAGCCTGGGCGAACAGCTTGAAGTTAGCAGTGATCTTGTCGAACGCGACCAGGAGCAGGTTGACCACCCCGAGGAGGACGTTCAGGATGGTAGACAGCGTGCTGACGGCGACCGTGATCCCCCCGCTGTTGTTCGCTATCAGCAGCATGGTCTTGGAGAGGTTGGTCATCTCCCCGGACACCGCGGCGGTAGACTGCAGCATGATCCCGGCCAGGATCGCCGACAGGCGCTTCAGGTTGTCGTTGAACTCGTTCGCCGCCTTGGCGGCCTCGTCGCTGACGATCAGGCCGAACCTCTTAGCCTCGTCTGCAGCGCTCGCCAGGCCAGCCTTCCCCTGGTTCAGCAGCGGGATCATCTCGGCCCCAGCCTTGCCGAAGATGGCGATGGCCAGGGCAGTCTTCGCAGCACTGTCCTTGAAGCCAGCGAACTTGTCAGACAGCTCGCCCAGGACGTCGGAGCTTGACTTCAGGTTCCCGCTGGCGTCCTTGAGGCTGATGCCGAGGGCGTCAAAAGCGTCCTTGGCCGTCCCCTTCGCCCCGCCGGCTACCGCGGACATGTTCCTACCCAGCTTCTCCATGCTGGAGGCGAGCTGCTCAGTCTGGACGTCTGCCAGGTTAGCAGCGTACTTGAGCGCGGAGAACTGCTCGACGGACACGCCGACCTTCTGGGCAGTCTTCCCCAGCTCGTCCATAGACTCGGAGGTCTTGTAGACCGAGGCGGCTATCGCAGTGAACGCACCTATGGCAGCAGTGACCCCGACGGCCTTCCCGAACTTGCCCAGGAACTTCTCGAGGAGGCCCCCGGTCTTGTCGAGCCCGTCCTCGAACTCGACGGTGTCCAGGCCCAGGACGACCCGGAGCGCGCCGACGACTGACTCACCTGCCATTCATCTTCTCCTGGCGCGCCAGCCACTCATTGCGCTTGCTCGCCCACTGAGCCATGATCTCCAGCTGCTGCCTCCAAGTCTGACGCGGCCGGGTGGTGTCCCGGACGGTCAGCTTCTTCAGGTCAGGTATCCTCTTCATCCGCTGCATCGCAGCTATGTGCCAGGCCAGCCAAGCCCTGGAGTTGTGCTCCCTCTCTACCCTCTTCGCTGCGGCCTCTGCCAGGAGCCTCACCTCCCTGGGAGTATACCGCCAGAAAGACTCATAGGAGTAACCCCAGGAGACGAACTCGACGACTGCAGCGTCCCAGTTCCATTCGTCTCCTTCCCCTGCCGAGGGTTTGTGCCCTTCGTCCCAAGCGTCGACTCGAACGCTTTGCCGAATGCTTGGTCGATCACAGCGATCACAGTAGGGACGCCACCGTCAATCTCGTCCAGGATGTCGATTGCCTGGTCCTGGGTCATCTCGGGGTGGTGCTGCTGCAAGCCGGCCCACAGCAGGGCAACGGTGGTCCCCAGGCGCATCGTATCAGGCTTGCCCATCTCGGCTATCACCTGCATCAGACCCTTGCCCAGCGCTGTCTCCAGCTTGACCAGGGCCCGGTGGTTGTAGCGCAGGGTGTACGTCTTGCCTCCCGCTTCAAAGGAGACGTCCCCCCGCTTGGGGTTCGTCGTCATCGTCTACCTCTCTGGTTTTATTACGTCGAGCCAACCGTGACTGCGCCCGACACCTTGAAGGTTACCGTGGCAGTCATCTTGTCGTCCACCGGGACCGTCGGCTCGTAGCCAGTCAGCTCAGCCGAGAATGACCAGGTCACCCCGTTGGGGAAGCTGACCCTGCAGTTGCGCGCCCTGGACGAGCTGGTCGGCAGGTTCATGAGCTCGAAGATCCGGTCGTCCGAGGTGCTGCCTGGCACGAAGTTCATGTCGAACGAGCACTCGCCCGGATCGTTGAGGCCAGAGATGAACTCCCTGTTCCTGTTCGGCGACTGCATGTGAGTGACGTCCACCTGGTCGAGCGAGAAGCTCGGGGGAGTGATCGAGATCACCTCCGCCATGGCGACGTACGCGTCCGGGCTGTTCTCGGTCTGAACCTCGAACACTGCCCCGTAGCCAAGAGAAGCGTTTGACATCCTTCAGTCCCTCCTAAGTCTAGCCTGCTGTAGTCTTTGATAGCAACCTGGCCGCCTTCCGAGCGATGCGCTGACGCGCCTTCTCGATCTCTTCCGCAAGTATGTCCCTGATCTTCAGGAACGCAGTCCTCTTGTTAGCATCCCAAGCAGGCCTCATGAAGGGGTGGGGAGCCTGCTTGACCGATCCGAACTCGGCGACTATACCACGAGCCATGGAGGGCGGGCCAACATAAACCTCGACCTTCGACTCCTTCTTGTAACCTGCCTTCTGGCGGGGGCTCAACTTCGAGCTGATGTTGATCCGTTCCTTCAAGAGGCCCGTCCGGACGGGAGCAGCTGACTTAGCCGAGCTCTCGATGGGCTTCGCAGCCTCCTTCAGGGCACGCTTCTGGACGTTCGTGGAGGTGGCCTTCGATAGCTCCTTCAGGCTGCTGACCAGGTCGGACAGCCCCTCGACCCGGACGGAGACCTTGCTCACGAGTCCGCCCCGTACCAGATCATGAAGTCCCTCGAGATCCGGAACATCCTGGCGACTGAGTCATAGTCGTCCCGCCCGCTGTCCAAGAAGATCCCCCACACGGTGGCTGATCCCATCGGGCCGGAAGCCCCGCTGATCCGGTCGAAGACTGCGTTCGCCAGCTCGACAGCTGCATCGGCGTTCTGCGCCCACGAGTCGACCTGCATCCGGACGTGACCCAGAC